GACAGGGGGTTGTGTGATGCTTAGGCTGTGGGGCATACGGCACATTCGGTACTTCTACTTGCGTTACAAGATGAACCAACATTATGACATGTGGGCGCAGTTAGGTTCATTACCAGTTTACATAGACCGTGATTATGAAGTACTTGATGCAATCTGGCGAGGTGAACGCTAATGGCTGGTGAAGACGACTACGACAATCCGCCTCCTGCTGCACCTGCTAGCGACGTGAACAGCTATGAAGGTGTCATGTCTGCAGATCAACAACCTGTAGACGATCAACCTGTCTACCGTGTGATAGGTGAGAGCAAGATACCTGTCTCTAAGCACCGCGGCCCGTTGTGGCGTTCGCGCTACGATCAGGGTAAGAGTGCAATGTCTAAGAACTTAGATGCATGGAACGAAGCATACAGGTACTATCGCCATGACCATACCCGTACTAATGCTTCATCACGAGCAGAGGAAGATAGTACAGCCGGTAAACCCCTCCAAGGTTCGATTGACAGCACTGAGAACTTGGTGTTTGCGAACGTCAGCGCTCTCGTTCCTATGCTATTCACTAAAAACCCCGAAGCAGAGTTTACCAGCGAAGATAAGACAGATGAACCGAAGCAACGCACACTTGAGAAGCTTGTAAACACACTCGCCGCAAAGAAAACATCGCCGGGATTGAACCTAAAGCGTAAAGTGAAGCGCAACATAGTATCTACTACACTAACCAACGTCGGTTGGTTTGAAGTTGGCTACACCTTGCGTGAAGACAGCAGTGAAGCAGCGCTAGAAGAAGTACAAAGATTGAGCGCTGAGTTAGAGAAGGCTAGCAGTCAGAAGGACATTAAGGAAGTTGAAGGCAAGCTGCTGGCGTTAGAAGAAACCATTGACATGCTAACGCCTAGTGGACCGTGGGTGAAAGTGCGCCGACCGGATCAAGTCATCGTCGATCCTACTGCTACTGACTTAGACCTTAGCGGTCAGTGCAACTGGATCATGATTGAAGACTTGATGTACACATCACTAATACGCGCCAAGTATGGACGCAAGAAGCCCGACAGTGATGAGTGGGAGAGTGTGTTCAGCCCTACGAATGTCATCAAGGCTGGCGTCAGTCCAGATCAAGGTGAACGTGGTCAGACAGACAACTTCCAACTGTTTAGCTACTCTAGCAGCGAGTACAGCAAGTACGGCTACACCGATCAACGCAGCTTCCTAGCTGCACAGATGACAAAGGTGTGCTATGTATGGGATAAAGTCACCAGACGAGTTGAATTATACAACTGCAATGACTGGTGCTATCCTCTGTGGGTATGGGATGACCCTTATAGCCTTGACCAGTTTTTCTCTGTGGTGCCGATGGAGTTCCACACTGATCCCATCACAATGTACGCCAAAGGCGAAGTTACATATTATCTCGACCAACAAGATGACATAAACATCATCAACAATGAGTGGTCGAAGGTACGTAAGTTCGCTGCTGGTAAGGTAGCATATGACAAGAACGCGCTCAAAGATAGTAGTATGCTTGACGCACTCATATCAGGGACAACAGACACTAACTCAATCGGTCTGGACCTGCCAGAAGGGAAGAAACTCGGTGACGTACTCGGTCCACTGTTGCCACCAAGTGCTGACGCAATTAAGTTCTTCGACAAAAAACCAGTACTTGAGGCAATCGACCGTCTATCAGGCGTCACATCTGTGCAGCGTGGTGTAGAGTACAAGACAAACACCACAAACCGCGCCATTGAGAGCTACGAGAGCCAAACACAGACGCGTGCTGATGAGAAAATGGACGCAATCGAAGACAGCGTTGGCACTGTCTTGTGGTTAGTAGCACAAATGTGCTTGCAGTTCATGGAAAAGGATGAAGTTGCCACGCTACTTGGTGATGAATTTGCTTCAAGTTGGGAGAAGATGGATGCAGCTTCAATTAGGCAGACATTCACGCCTCGTGTTGTGGGTGGTAGCACTCTTAAACCTACTAGTCGGGCGAAGAAAGAGCAAGCACTGCAAATTTCGCAGATCATCGGTCAGTTCACTCGTGCGACACCCATTGCAGCGGTAGTTGCTCTCAAGGTTCTGGCTAGCGCGTTCGACAACGCTGTCATAAGTCAGACAGATTGGGAGCTAATTTACAAAGGCATCATCAAAGAGACAAGTGGACCGCCGCCAGAACAGCAACAACAAGATCAACAAGACGAACAAGGTCGGCAACAAGGCCAAGATCGCATGGTCGAGTTGATGAAGATAAGGCAACAAGGCGCAGGAGGTGCAGGTGGTCCACCACAAGGTGCACAATCGCCACAAGGTAGTGCTGGTGCTGGTGGTGGGCCACAGCTTGACGATATTGCGTCGATAGTGCAAGAAGTCGCTAGACTTATCGACGGACTTCCGCCTATGATGAAGCAACAACTCGGTATGCAGTTGGCTCGTGGGCGTAGTGTTGCTGATATAGCAGCGCAGATGATACAACAGATGCAGCAAGGTGCTACAGCATAGGAGGCTACAATGCCTAAAGAAGCAGAAGACTTGATGGATGCAGTAGGTAACACCTTCGGCATACAAGAGACACCTGCACCGACTGAGGGTGACACAGGTGGTGATGAAGGACAACAACAAGAGTTGCCGCTAGAGCAGCAACAAGGAGGCGAAGATGGGCGTGAACTTCAGCAGCCTCAGGGAGAGGGCGAAACTGGATCAGACGTACATAGAGGCAAGTCAGGAAGTAAAGATGAGCAGCTATTCTCTGAAAAGCCTAAGAAAGGGCCAAAAGGAGAGCTACTTGGCAAGAATGGCGAAGTGGTTGCTGCAACTAGACGCGAAAAACAACTCGCGTACAACCTTAACCGCGCACAGTATGCAGCTAATCAAGCATCTCGCCAACTCCGTGCGATGCAGACGCACTTCCAACAGTATCAAGCGCTAGATGCTGTGATGAAGCAGAACAACTTGTCGCCGCAGATGGCACAAGAGGCTCTGCAGCTACGAGCTATGGCTGAACGCGATCCTATTACTGCCGTGCGCGACATTGTTGCACGTGTTCTGTCTACTGGCGTGACTATGGAGCAGTTGTTTGGTAATGACGCTGTTCCGGCTATCAATGCACGTGTCATTACTAATGAACTCGATAGACGCTTAGGACCGCTAGAGCGGCAGACGCAACAACAGCAAAGACAGCGACAAATTGAAGAAACTGCACAAGTGCAGATGGAAGAATTTGTCCAACAACACCCTCATGCTGAGACACATGGTGTGGAAATCAGCAACCTAGTATCGCAACATGGCTTGACGCCAGAGCGTGCGTACTTTGAGCTTCGTAGTTGGGTAGAACGCAGAGGTTTCGACTTTACGTCACCACTTAGGCCGCAGATTGAAGCAGCTATGCAGCGCCAACAGCAAGCCAATGGTGGACGTAGACGGTCAACTCCCGGCAACATGCGTGGAGTAGCACCTAACGGCGTTCCTACTCACAACACTGCAAATTCGCGTGGAGACTTCAAGTCTAATGCACCTTGGCGTGACATTGCGGCAGCGGTCTTCACAGAACTCAACTCCAAGTAGGACACAGACACAATGCCTGTACTCCAAAACGTCCTCGCTACTACTATCGAGCGTTCGCGCAAGAAGTTGATAGTAGCAGCTATGCAGAGCAACGCGCTGATGGCGTGGTGCTTCGCACGTGACCGCATTGAGAACGAGAGTAGCGGTTACAACATCACTAATCCACTGCTGACGGGCCGCAACCCGACAGTAGGCAGCTATCAGTACTACGATAGCCTTCCTGTGCAGCAGACACAGGAATTTATCAAGCTAGAGTACCGTTGGTCACGCATCGCCGGTACTGTTATCATCAGCAACCAAGAGGAAGACGAGAACAAAGGTGAGCAAGCTGCAGTTAAGCTGCTTCAGGGCAAGCTTGAGGCTCTTGAACTCAGCATCAAGGAGAAGTTCTCAGGCTACCTCTACGGTTTGGGTGGTGGCAACGATCCTAATGGTCTTGCACTTCTTGTACCTGATGATCCTACTACAGGTTCTCTTGCCGGTGTGGATCGTGCGCTTGAAGTGCAATGGCGATCTTCTTCGTATGACTTTGCCGGTACTCTCAACAGTACCAACATCGAAGAAGCTTATGATGACGTATTGCTCGACCTCAAACAAGGTACAGAGCGGCCTAAAGTCATCATCGCTGGCCGTAATCACTATCGCTTGTACCGCGCTGCTGTTCGTAGCAAGCTTACCATCCCGCTTACCAACACCAGCAGCGGCAAGCGTATGATGGACTTGGGCTTCGACGGTGTAAGTCACAATGGTGTGCCGATCATCTATGATGAAAGCTGCCCCGTTGATCGTGCGTACTTCCTTAATGACACCTACCTGCGTCTTCATATCCTCGGTGACAACAACATGAAGAATGTTGACTTGACAGCACCGTGGACGATTGACGGCTACGGCCAGCGTGTCATCACGCAGTGCCAGTTCTGCACGTGGAAGCAATACCGCACACATGCAGTCGTCAACGATTAACCGCTATACAATGTATAGCTAAAGGAGCAAGTATGGCTGAAACGCCCTCAGTAGTGAGCTTCCAAGAGAAGCGCGCAGCATATACGATGGACGAGCGTAAGAAGCCCGTTCCAGCGTACACTATCGAACCGATGACGCGTAAGACTATCGTCAATCGCACTGTTAAAGATGAAATCGGTTTCAGAGTAGTACCAACTGAAGTAGTGCTTGAAGGCTACATGGTACGTACACTGCGCGGTGATAGTGCATTCCTCTCACATGAAGATGTAGTGCGCTTGAAGCTCAACAAGAACCTTGTTCCTCTGTTGATTGAAGGCGGCGACGATACACCAGTTGGGATGCAGCAAATGAGTGCTGCATTGTCAGACAAACAGAAGACAGCGCTCGATATTCTCACGAAGCTCGTAGAGAGTGATCCGTCACTCGTTGAAAAGCTGCTTGCGAGTGGAGAGCAAGAGACAGTAGAGGAATAATCACATGGCGGTACAAGTTGCTATCCCCGGTATGCGCCGCATCAATCACCGCGTAGCTGATTGCTGTTATGCGGCTGATGTGAGCGTTGATGGACACAGTACAGTTGACATTCCTGCGTGCGTTGCAGCGGGTGCTGCTGTACTAGCTAACGGCGTCATTCTCGCTGCTGCTGGCAATGTTGCGCCAGCAGTTGTACAGAACGACGCCATCATGGGTCGTTATGGTCGTAACGTCACTGTTACTTCTAGTGCCGGTGGTGCTGGTGTGATCGTGGGTTATGACTATCTCGGTCAAGCCATGCGAGAGAGTGTTACACTCATCGCTGGTGCTGTCACTGGTAAAAAGATGTTCAAAGAAGTAGCGTATGTTAGCTCGGCAGTGGCAGCTACAATCAGCATTGGCGTCGGCGTCATTCTCGGCGTGCCGTATAAGGTGCTGCATACGTCGATGTATGGTGAGTTGACTAGTGATGTTGCTGCAACTGCTGGCGCATTGCTTGCAGGTGTAGTTACGCAGTCGCTCACCAGTGGCGATCCGCGTGGTGCTTATACGCCAAACGCCGCTCCTGATGGTGTACGCACTTATCGCTTCACATGCGTTGTAGATCGTAGCAACCTGCATGGTAGTGCACACGTAATTGTGTAGTACCGTGTAATCTTGGCAACCAACATCAGGAGGTTGAAGTGGTTGAATATGCTCAGCAGTATAAAGGACAGAGTGTTGTCGCAGTGCGTGATGCTAACCCGAATGACCCCGGCTATGAGAAGGACGGTGGTCAGCTCGTGTGTACACTCGCAGATGGCAGTGTAGTGACGCTCAAAAAAGATCAACTGACCAGTGCTGCACCTGCTGCTCACAGTGCAAAGCCTACTACGAAGTAGAGTAGTTCTGAGGGACGGGCGCGAATGGCTCGCGTGGATAGTCCACCACGCGGGCCGTTCGTGTAGCTGTGGAGGTGCAACGTGATTACGTTCGGTGACATTGTTACCAAAGTGTTGCAGCGTCTTGCACTAGTCGAAGGTCTTGACGCGCAGATATATGCTGAGCCGCGTATACAGTTAGCAGTTCAGCACAAGTTCGACATGATATTCCGTGAGTATTGGCTACCTGAGTATACTACATATCAGGAGCCTTACACACTTGACGGTGTTACAGGACAAATCACTGGCGACTTGACAGGCAAGCTCAACGATTGGCGCGATTTACACAGTGTGTTTTGGGAGAACTCACCTAAGCCATTGCCTATAGCGCCGATGAACGTGCGCGATGTTGATATTCAATATCCTAGCCTACGACCACAGGGTAGGAACAAAGCGCGTTGGTTTAGAGTACTGCCTGTCAACACGCAAGGCGTTGTATATGTGACATATCGCACTAAACCCGCTGACTTTGAGAAAGACAGCGACGAGATATTCATAGACACGCAATTACTCATGCTCGGCACATGTTGGGACGTATTAGAAGATGATGGGACAAATCCCGGTGCGAGTGACAAGTTCCGTGTTCTATTCCAAGATGCACTTAGTCAGTTCAACAGACAAACATTTAACATACCACTTGACACTGTTATGTCTTCACGTTCAACCGTCAACAGGTGGCGTTAGCTATGGTGCAGATGCTTACACGGTTAAAGCCACTCGGCAGACCGAAACAGCCGCGGCCTACACCGAAGCTCAATAACACAACTATTAGAGACTTCGGCGGCGGATTGAACGTAGTTGACAGTGAGCAGAACTTGACTGCTAAGTTTGCTCCTGTCTTCGACAACATGGTTACGTACACCGACAGGCGTGTAGGTCCACGGTTCGCTTACGAAATGTGGTTGAAGCTGAAGCAAGGTACTGTTAGCACTACCAACGTAGTAGCTGGTGGCATTGCTACACTACTAGATAGCAACATCGTTACTATCCTACAGACAGCGCATGGCTACACGGCTGGCAATCATGTCACCTTTAGTGGCTTCGTTGGTAGTTTTAATGGCATCACTGCGGAGATGATGAATACTACACACGGCATTCGTAAGGTAGTAGACGTTAACACCTATGAGATAGTAGTCAATGGCAAAGCGACAGCTACACAAACCAGTACGCCGCTGAATTGGACTAGTGTACGTGATACACACGCACTAGGCGGCGAACCCGTTGAATGTCGGTACTTCAGCAATTACGTCATTCTATGGACGAGTGCTGGCGAGATATTGACAATCGACCGTGTGAAAGGTGTACAGCGTATATGGGATAACAACATAGCAAACACTGTAGACCCTACACTCCCCGGTTGGAGCTATACTGACTTCGTAGCACACGATGTGTTTGGCAAAGAGCTAATCTGCAGTAACGGACACGATAAACCGCTCACCATAGACTTCACACGTACAACAGGTTGGGTGCGTTATTTAGTTGATCCCGGCAATGCTAGCAGCAATGTCAACGTACCAGCGTTCGACGCATGTAAGTCAGCATTCCGCTATTTCACCATTCACGACACAGACAAAGCACAGTATCCAGATCACGTAACGGAGATACGTGTTGCTGCTAAAGACACAGCAATGGTGTTCACTGGCACCACTAATCCGCAGGACGCTGTTGACATTGATATGTCTAAGATCATAGCAAGCCCTGAACAAGCTGTTCGTGGGTTTGCAGTTATCAAAGACGCGCTACTTGTCATCTCTCCTAGTTCAACGACGATGATGAAGCTTGGCATCTACAATGATGCAGGTGGACACGATCCGCAACCTGTCGATACTATGAACGGATTTGGCAGCAATGCACCGCGTTCGATAGTAGAAATAGGCAGTGACATGTTCATGCTGGACTTCAACGGTGTGCCTAGTGCCAAGTTGTCAACTATCAGTAATGCTGTAGTACCGGAGCGTGTGAGCAACTACATTGAAACGATGATGAGTAAGCACATTGGTCGTATGCGTAAAGAGACTATGCGTACAAAGGCATTCGGCTTCTACGATGGCAAGAACCGTTCTGTTCACTTTTACATTCCTAAGTTTGACACACAAGATGTGCGTAGACTGACAGATGATCCGTTCTACTTCGACACTGATATGGCTGCAGAGGAATTTACCAAGCGCTCGTTGATAATGCGCCATGATGCACACTTGCTAGAGAAGAACGATCAGATCGTCATATCAGGCGCAACAGGTTTCGGTTCAATTACTCCTGCCAACATCAATGGCACTCGCAAAGTGTTAGGTGTGTTGAATGAGAACTATATATTAGTGTCGATAGGTCAAGACCTACCTGCATCAAGTGGCGCCGATGCGCGTGGTGGTGGTAATGTTGTTGACATTACTCCTGTCATCGACGGCACTACTGGTTATATCTACCACTACGTGCCACAGTTGAAGCTCTTTGCATGGTCGCGCTTCAAGACTATGCCACGCGCCGCTACTGGTGAATATCTGCGCTTCAACTGCGGCTGTGGTACGCTTGAAGGTCGTGCATTCTTGTTCACGCCAGATGGCTACATGATGCGTTATGGTTCCGCTGAGAACCCTGTCTACGGTGATTGGTATGGAATGTATGACTTCTCTACATGGACAAGTGGACACACATATCACGCTAACGACCGCGTGTATGACAATCACGATGGCTTAGTGTACAAGTGCTTAGCTGATGTAACTACAACTGCTCCTAGCTTCCAAGAGGCACGCGAAGCTGAGCTTGATAGTTGGGAAGAATACAAAGGTGAGCCTATCAGCTTTGAGTGGGAACTACCGTGGAGCGACTTCGGCGCTCGACAGCACACTAAAGCACTACGCTTCTGTCATGTTGATGCTAACGGCTTAGCACAATTCACTGTCGAACTGTTTACTGACAACATATACAAGAACGCAGCAACAGGTCAACTAGTACCTGCTCGCTCACTCACCTTTGTACCGAATGAAGGCGGCGCATATGGTGCAGGTCCACAAGTATATGGTGCTGGTAGACGTACTAGAGAACAGAAACTATGGCAGATGCCTGTGAAGTGTAAACTGCTTAAAGTACGTACAAGTGGGCAGACTACACAATCACTCTCAATCAGCGCATTCAGCTTCCTGTATCAGAAAGGAAGCGTTGTGCGCGGCTAGTAGATACTACTATGTAGGCTATTGACAAAGTAGAGAAAATGTGCTATCTAGCTTACTATACAAACAAGAAGATATATGGCTCAATCGCCGCTCGTAGAGAGGGGCGATGTGATGGTAGCTAATATACGCGGCTATACTCCTAACTACGGCTTCAAACTCATTAACTTCGACACTCCACGTTGGCATACACATGAGTATGCGAACTGGAACCAGCTTGATAGTATGTTCTTACAACTCGGCACGCCGCCTGTGCGTGGTGAGTGGTTGAATAGTACTTTGTATGTTATAGGCGATAGAACATTTGACGCGCAGACTGGTGATTTGTATAGATGTTTAGTACAACATACAAGCGCTGCAACTGGCACCTTTGCTGACGACCGTACAGCTAATCCTACCTACTGGACATTGCAGCTATTAGGCGTTCCACTGTTTCGTGGTCCGTGGACACCTCTTACGGTGTTTGCTCTTGGTGACATTGTTGTAGTAGATGACTACGCCTACTACCTGTGCACTACGTCGCACACCTCTAGTACTACTTTCCCTCCTGATGCCGCCTTCTGGAAGACGATCTTCGACGCCACCAACATCGTGTTGTCTGTGGATGCTGCGGCAGAGAGTGCAGCAGATGCCGCTCAGTCGGCAGCAGAAGCAGCAGCTAGCGCCGCGGAAGCTAGTCAAGCTGCATCTGCGGCGACGAGTGCACAGAGTGCGTTTCGTTGGGACTTCGATGCTAGTACTGTTGTAGCTGATCCCGGTGTAGGTAAGTCGCGCTTTAATAGTGCTATACCTACTAGCATCACGCGACTTATACTGAGTGCAAACAGCGCCGACTTCGGTAATCCTAATGTCAGCCCTTGGGTCATCACGTGGGATGATAGCACCAACTTAACATCACGCGGTAGTATCTACATTCGCAACACTGCCTCGCCTGAGAACTACATGGTGCTTGATGTTAATGGTCCTGTCATAGACCACGGCACATGGCAAGAGGTGTCAGTTATACACATCTCGCATGGCGGTGTTGTTGCTCCTGACGATCATCTTGCAATCGCATTCACACGTACTGGCAACTCAGGAACGAGTGGCAGCGGTTCGGGTGACATGCAAAGTGCTAACAACCTTAGCGACGTTGCTGATCCACTGGCTGCGGCTGAGAACATTGGTGTTGGTGTTACTGATACGCCTACGTTTGCACAGGTGCACGTTGGTACGCCTACTGTTGACGACCATGCAACGACGAAGTTGTACGTTGATACTGCTAATACCGCACAGAATACTACAATAAACGCGAAGGCCGATAAGACCTACGTTGATAGCCAAGATGCAACTATCGTTGCCGGTTATCAGGCGGCAGATACTACACTGCAAACGAACATCAATGCTAAAGCTGATACGACTTATGTCAACACGCAGAACGCAACGCAAGATACAGCTATAGCGTTAAAAGCTGACAAGACATATGTCGATGCTGCAGATGCACTTAAAGCTCCACTAGCCAGTCCTGCATTCACAGGCAACCCTACAGCGCCTACACCTAGTCAGGGTGACAATGATACTAGTATAGCTACAACAGCATTCGTCACGGCTGCTGTACCGTCTGCCGCTACCGCTGCCGAATACATTAGCAACGCCGCGCCGACCAAGATGCTTACACCCGGCGCGGTGTGGACTGCGGCGGCGGCAGTGGTGGCGCTTACTGATGCTGCGAGCGTTGCGCCAGATTTTTCTCTCGGCCTTGATTTCTCGTGGAATATCCCGTCAGGGACGCGAACACTTGCAAATCCAACTAGCTGGAAGGTTGGTCAGAAAGGGCTGATCCGGCTCATCAATAGCGGCGGCACGATCACTTCCTACGGGGCGATGTACAAATTTCCCGGTGGCGTGAAGCCAACAAGTGTCGTCGGCCAGATTGACATAATTTCCTATGTGGTTATCAGCAGCGGCGACGTCTACTGCACCTTCTCGGCGGGGTTTGCCTGATGCTGGCGGGAAACACACCAGCGTTGTTTGCTCGTCAGGGCGGTGTACCTGTTGGCGCTACAGGCAATGATGCTGACTGCGTGTTGCTGTTACATGGTAGTGGTCCTAACAACTCCACAATCTTCACAGACTACTCAATAGGTAGGCATGGCAATGCGGCTGTTGTTGGCAACAGCAAAGTTAGTACACTAGTATCGAAGTTCGGTAATGGTGCTATGTATTTTGATGGCACTGGTGATAGCATCAACTATCCTAATAGCGCCGATTGGGCATTTGGCTCTGCCAACTTCACAGTTGAATGTTGGTTCAATCGTCAAGGTGGCTTCGGTACTGTACAAGTGTTGTTCGGACAATCTAATGCAACAGGTGGGCGTGTTGTTGACTTTGACATTGGTACTAACAACAAGATAAGCGCTGTATGCTTCTCAGGAGGTAATCCTGTTGTCAACATAACCAGCCTGTCAACCTTCGCTGGCAGTGGTTGGCATCACATTGCACTTGTTAGAGCAAGCACGCTGTTCTATCTATTCATCGACGGTGTAACAGAAGGTACTGCTTCGTTCGCTGGTTCGCTGGATGCTAGTGGTAGTAAATTGTCTGTAGGCAGACTTGGTGAAGCTACCACAGGGTTTGACTACAACGGCTATATTGAAGAACTACGCATTAGCAAAGTGTCACGTTGGACAGGCGACTTTACACCTCCTATACAGCCATACGGTCCTGATCCTGATTTCTTCACGAAGCTACTGCTGCACATGAATGGCACAACAGGCTCGACGCTGTTCTTCGACGCTTCGATGTATCTGAAAGGCTATGCCACAGTTACAGGTGATGCTAAGGTTTCGTCAGCACAGGTCATGTTCGGTACTGCATCAGGTCTGTTCGACGGTGCAGGTGACAAGATAAGTTATCCTTACAATACCGATTGGGAGTTTGGCACTGGCGATTGGACTATCGACTTTTGGGTGCGTGTGAATGCTATTGCACCAACGTGGAACGGGTTAGTTTCACACATCGGTCCTGACTTGAATGACCGCTTGTGGATTGCTATTGATGGCACTACTGGTGCTGGCAATGCTAAGATCACTGTTGAAGCGTACAGAACGCCTGGTCCTGTGCGTTATATATACCTAGTTGATAATACTGTACCAACTCCTACAGGAATATGGATGCACGTTGCTGTTGTTCGCAGCGGTACTAATATGATGTTGTTTGTGAATGGTGCACTCAAGAGCACACAAGCAGGTTTCACTGATCCAATGGCCGCACTAACTGGTGGTCTGTACATTGGTGCAGCAGACGCCGCTACTAACTACCCAACTAACTGCTTCATTGACGAGTTGCGAGTTAGCAAGGGTATAGCACGATGGACAGCGGGCTTCTCTGTACCTGCTGCACCATATCCACCGACTGATCCTGCATTGGTAGGTGGTAATGATCCATACACGAAGTTGTTGTGTCACTTCGATGGTGCACACAACTCGACAGTAATGGTAGATAGTTCACTCACTCCGAAAGCTAACGGAGTTAACAACGGTAATACATACATCTACAATCCATCAGGAGCCGTTGGCAACACTCTAGGAGCTTTGTACAATCCCGGTGGTGGTTACGTCACATTCGCAAATCATGCTGATTGGGAATTTGGCAACGGTGACTTCACGATTGATTGGTGGGAGAACCGTTTAGGTGGAGTGTGTGCTATTGCACGAGACTTGCCATCTGCAATGCCAGCATTCATTTTGTCATATGCCAGCGGAGGCATTCGACAAATCTACATGACCAGCAATGGTAGTGCTTGGGACATTGCAACAGGAAGTACGGCTAACTTCGGATCATGGGCTTCTGGTGTTTGGGAGCATCTTGCTGTAACACGGCAAGGCAACACATTCCGCGCCTTTAAGAACGGCGTACAGCAAACTACTTGGTCGTCATCACTAGCACTCTTAGCGAACTCTAATGCGTTGTGTATTGGTGCGTGCCAGAGCGGACAAAACTATGTGGGTAGCATTGACGAACTACGTATCAGCAAAGGCATAGCACGTTGGACTGCAAACTTCACACCACCAACAATACCGTATTACTAATGATGACACTCGTACTCATCATGCTAACATCACTCGACGGCTCACCGATTTGGGTTGAGAGCAGTCAGGTGCAGATAGTGCGACCTGCAACGCAACAGTGTCAGGCGCAGAATGGATCAGGTATACAAGTTGGCAGTGTAGCTGTCTGTGTGCGTGAGACACCTGACGAGATACGAGAGAAGTTGCAAAGGGTGCAGAAATGACGATGCAAACACACGGTAAGGTTAGCTGGTTCGGTGGACCTAATGACACTGGTGTTAGTCCTAGTGAGGGGCTTGCATTCATCTTCGACGTTGAAACTGCACCGCATTTGTTTCTAGCCTCACAACCGCCTAACACTAGCGGACTTGCACGTAGGCTCAATCCTAGTGTGCCATACATAGCAATGCGTTGGGACTACGACGAGTTCACCAAAGAGCAGCTTGCTAGTATGAAGTACGTTGCACTCGTTCGTGCGCCGAAGACAGGCCGCGCGTTCGTAGCATGGCCTAGCGATTGGGGACCGCATGTAGACACAGATAGAATAGCAGACATATCTCCCGGTTTGATGGAATACTTAGGTATCCAGACAGACGATGAAGTAGAAGTCATCTTCCCGTATCTCCGACCACGTAAGGAAGTAGCATAACAACCACGGAGGCTATGATGCCGCTTAAGAAGTCTGCAAGTAAAGCTGCGTTCAGTAAGAACGTGCGTGCTGAGCGTAAGGCTGGCAAGCCGCAGAAGCAAGCTGTTGCTATAGCGTACAGCGTCAAGAGGAAAGCACAGAGGGGCAAATGATAGCTACTATCATAGGTCTTATCTTCCTACTCATTATCCTAGGTGTGATAGTGTGGGCAGGTCAACAACTGCTCGCACTCATACCACTAGGTGAACCGTTCGCTACCATCATTCGTATACTTGGTGTGGTACTGGTCGTCATAATCGTCGTCTACGTGATGATTATACTACTTGGTATTGCGGGTATAAACGTGAAGATACCGAGTATGAACTGATGAAAGTCATGCCGCTAACAACACCTAAAGAGGGTGTTGACATAGAAGAACTCGCACTATTGCACCACAACGAGTTTGGTGGTGATCGTGACTTTGATGTGCGTGCAATAGCGCGGGCTGTTATACAATGTATACGCGATCCAGAGAGGAAGTACCTCAATGCTTGGGTGGGATATGACAACGACGGTCGTCGTATTGGGTACATCGTTGGCACTATTCGGCCTAGTCTGTATTCTATGGCTGATATAGCGCAGCAAGAAATGTGGTTTGTTGTACCTGAGCATCGTAGTGGGCTAGTTGCAGCATTGTTGATTTGGCACTTTGAGCATTGGGCTAAGGACAAGAATGTTGAACACATATACACGCAAGTTGAACACGATGAACAACCTGAATTAGTTGAACGCATTATCACTATGCTGGATAGATTAGGGTATAAGAAGCAAGGCTACATAGCCGTGAAGCACTTGAAACAGAAAGGTAACGACGATGATCGCACCACACATCGCGGCGTGGGCGTTGCACAAGAGCAAGCAGAACAAGTCGAATGACAACGAGCTACGTGTAGACGCTGGCGACGCTACTGACATTCCTAACAGAGTACGCAAGCCGCGTAAGAAGAAGTACGAGCGCGTGCTAGAGACTAAAGGTGGTGGTGGTTACGTTCCACCTCCGCAGCCGTCGCCTATGGAACAGGCTCAAGCTCGTGAATGGGAAGCTGCTCAAGAGTTTGAACGTGAACAGCGTCGTGCACAAGAAGATAGAGATAGAGAAAACCGTGCCAAGGAAGCAAGCGATGCTGCTTGGCAATCGTCACGTGGTGCAGCATACACAGGTGCATTGAGCAGCGGTACTAACAGACTGCGCTCACTAGGCATCGAGAGCGGTGATCCCTACGGTGTCTACGATCAATTCACTGGTAGGATCAACACTGCTAATCAATCACTACAACCGGGGGCGGACTACTCTAGTGCATTCTCTCCAACTATCCTTGATGAGATACTAGGTGGTGCACGTACTGGTCAACGCAACAAGTACCGTACATCGTTCAACACCGCTATCGACCCGTACTATGCGGAGACTGAGTTCAGTTCAACGCGTGATGATCCCATACTGGCGAGCATCCTCGATCAACAATACAACGATGCACTTGCCGACTTGGATGCAGCACGTGGCCGTGGTCAGGCTTCACAAGCAGTATACGACCGTGCGCTGCGTGATCTTGGCACTGGTAAGGCTACTGCTAATACTGAGTTGCAAGGCATTGGCAGAGGCATCTTGTCAGGCATCACTGGTGACATTAACTCGCGTCGGCAGAGTGCACTCGACCGCGCTGCTGAATGGGACTTCGGTACTACTTACGATCCTAATGCTGAAGCTAACCGCATTCGTAGCTATGCTGGCGAACGTGGTGGTCAGCTTGAAGGTGACATTCGTGGTGCTGTGGGTGGGCGTGAGTTCTTTGACGTTAACTCACTCATTGGCAAAGCTGCTGCACGTGTTGGTAACACTCCTACACCGACTACCGGAGGTAGCAGCGCGTTGTATGATACATTCCAAAATGAAGCAGCAAACAATACGCGCACGAATGAGGGCATCTTCTAGGGAGTACATACGATGGAGATGTTCGGTCTGATAGGTGGTTTAGCTGGTGCTGGTGCGTCTTTGGCTGGCGGCATAATGAATGCTGAAGCACAAGACGAAACCAATCAGTTGAATTGGGCTATCAATATAATGAACATGCAGCAGCGCGAGCGAGAGCGCCAAGAAGCTATCGCTATGGCGTTGAAAGTGCGTGCTGAGCAGAAGCTAGGTACAACAGATATACGCGGCACTCGTACTCACTTTGTGCCGGGTAAAGGTTGGGTAGTTGAAGGTGCACCTGCTGTGCTTGAAATGCAAGCATTGCAAGATGCTGAGCAAAAGAAAGTGCTGCAACATGATCTACCGATGCGTCGGAATGTCATGGACCGCAACTACTCACGTGGCATTGAAGAAGAAGCACTTGCTGATACCTTTAAGAGACAACTACAAAACACTTATACGCCTAGTGACACTGAGTTGGAGGGCGATCTGTACAATGCACAGGCTATGGGTATACGTGAGGCTAGTGGTGATGCTGGTCGTCGCGTGTTTACTCAGGCCATGCGGACAGGACAGAATAGCAACTTCGACGATATAGCAGCTAGCATGATGCGTGAGAACAATGCAGCATATGCTAAAGCTGCACTCAACTCTAAACTAGCTGCTCGTGGTAGTGGTCAAGCTGTCGCTGATAACAGGCGTAAGAACCTGTCGAACTTGTACAACTTATTTGCTACACGTGCTGGTCAGCTACCTGAGACTAACTACAAGCCACAGTCGATTGATACAAAGGGTACACTTGATCCAGCACAAGCAGGTCTACTAAGTGCTGGTAACGCTGCAACTGGTATGTTTGCTAAGAAAGGTGGCGAGCTAGACTACACGCAAGCTAACATGGGATGGGGCAATGCTGTTGCCAGCGGCGGTGCTGCTCTTGCTAGTGCGCTGCGTGGTGCTGGTGGCAGCCGCGGAGGTGTGCAAGGCTTCGGCAGCAGTAGTGGTGGTGATAGTGACATATACACAGGCGGTGAAGGTGACTTCTTCTCGTACTCTTAACAGGTGAAACATGGCACGAACTATGCCAGGTGGCGCTCCTGACTATACGTCGCAAATAGCGGCGCGTGAGGCAGCAGCGAATGATGCTCTTACTAAGCTGTACATCTCACTTGCTGCGCGTAAGGAAGAACGTCTACGTCAGCAAGAGTTCATGAAGGAGATGTTAGGTCTACGCGACCAATACACACGTGGAATGTATGAAGACTTCGGCGCTCCCGGTAGTCCAGATCGTTCTGGCAAGTATCCCAACTACCGCGACGGTGTTAATGCCCCTGTAGCTGCTCCACTTGGTAGTGGTGGTGCAGGTAGCGGTGCTCCTGCTCCTGCTGCGGCTCCTACAATGCAACAGCCGCAAGGTGCTATTCCCGGTAGTGCACCGACTGGACCGCCTATTGGTAAGTTCGGTGCGCTACAACAACCACAACAGCAAGACACTGCACAGAATGATCCGCTAAGTTCTTTCGCACAAGCTGGTCCTGATGAGACTGTCACTCTGAGCGCGCAGACACGACAGCAGAGGCCAGCTTACAACGATCCGCGCTTACCTTCTACTACACGTGGTACACCGCAACGGTTTAGAGACATTGATCCTAAGTTGCTCGCTGCGTGGGATGAAGCAGAGCAGAAGTTCAAGCTGCCGCGTGGCACCATCATGATGACACTAGGACTAGAGAACGCTGGTGGTTATAACATCGGCACTAATCCTAAGTCAGCAGGTGGTGCTAGTGGGTTCTTTCAGTTCACACAAGAGTTAGCACGTGAGCATGGTCTTAAACCTGCAGACCTACAAGACCCATACAAGATGGGCTACGCACTTGCTGCTAACATTGATCGCAATCGCACAAACATGGAGAAGTTCGCTGGTCGTAAGTTTACTGATAGCTCCGCTGATATGCCATACTACTACATGGCACATATGTGGGGCGCTGGCAATGCTCCGAGAATTGCTAAAGCGCTGCAAGTGAACAGAGATGTGCCGCTTGCTAGTGTGATTATGCCTACGAAGCTGCCCAATGGTAGAGTTGTTGATGGTGCTACCACGTTAGCTAACAACAACATACCGTTGAATATGACCGTTGGTCAGTACTTCGATAAGTTGGCAACAGAGAAGGTAGCACCTTGGCATTCGGCTGCACTCAGATACATGGATGCGCCACAGACACAGACAGCAACAGCAGACGCCAACGCTCCGCGGCCTCCTGCTAATGTGCCACAGGGTGCTAACTACGCCTCACCGCGCACAGGTTATAGGTTCCGCGATGAAGCTAACATGGTTAGCGTTCCGTTTCCAGATGGCAGTGGTCGATCGTTTGTTGTGCATAGAGATGCAGCACCTATAGCCGACAAGTTCATTAGTCGGCTGTATGAAGCTGGTGCGCCGATTGGTAGCATTGGTGGTTATGCACCTAGAATGATAGCTGGCACACGTACACCTAGTCAGCACGGCTTCGGTATGAGCATTGACGTTAATCAGAGTAGCCGCAATCGTGTTAGCGCTCCGTTCACTAAGTGGGTGCAAGCTAATCCGCAGGTGTTAGGTCAGATACTCAGTGATCTAGGCATACGTAGTGGCGGCGATTGGCGTCGTCCTGACTTCGGTCACTTCGAGTTTGGACCTGAAGCGTTAGAGATTGAGCGTGGTGGCGGTACTACAAAGGTAGCTACACCTGCTACACCACAAATACCGCCGCCGCCTCCGCGTCTACCTAGTGAAGAAATGCGTCCGTTCGCTGGTGAGAAGGTAGCTACATTCAATGCACCAGCAGCAGGACAAGTTGCTGTGATGGGTAATAACAAGCCGATTGTTGAGAAAGGAGCTATACCTAGTACAGCTATTCCCGGCTTGATAGCTGGTATGAAGCCTACAACTGTGCCTAAGCAACAGATAGCTGCTCCGACTACTCCTACTGTTGTACCTACTACGGCACCTGTGCCTGATGAAGCTACTGCTACAACTAATCAACCTACTCCGCAGGTAGCATCGGAGCGTGAGCAACCTACACAAGCTATACCTGCTCCTACTCCGCAGCAAGTGCAGACTGATAGCGGTTATACAGCAGATGATATGGACGAGCGTGCTGCTACGCGTCTATCTAAAGATGAGCAGATACCGCTGCCTATTGCCAAACCGCCGCAGAGTGCTGCAGGGATGCGTGGCTTACGTGATGTACCGCCGGGAGTGGTAGTACCTCCTGCTGGTGATGTACTAGAAGCACTCGGTCAAGGTGCACGTGATATACGTGGTGCTGCTGATGACTTGCTAACCAAAGGTGGTGAAATAGCTGGTGACATTGGTTGGGCTGCTGGTGATATACTCAAAGGACCGGCGAGTGTAGCACGTGACATACGCTCAGTCGATCCTATGACACAAGTGGTGCAAGGTGCTGGTGATCTAGTAGGTGATGCTACTACTAAACTGCTTGAAGCTCTTAAGCCCGTTCCTATGGAGCCTTCATACAATGTACCGCCGCAGGTGCAGCGTATGATGGAACAGCGTTCAGCACAGCAAGCACCTCCTGTGTCTACACCTACACCTCTACCTGTGCCAGCACCTAAGGTTGCTGAAGCTATCTACGACACACATAGCGGTGGTGCTGCGCCTGACTTCGATCCTTCAGCAGCAGGAAGTGGTCCTGACGTACTATCATGGATTAAGAACCTGTTTAAGTCTACTCCACAACAACCTATTCCTACTACTGCTGCACCTGTTGCAGTTGGCAAGGTGAAGGCAGAGATGCCCGGTGGTACGCCGATCATAGTACAGCAACCGCCACTCAATATACAGCCTAAAGGTGCTGTCGGCGCACTACCACAAGCTCCTGCTGGCACACAGTTGCAGCCGGGACAGGTAGATGTGCAGTACGATGAGAACGGCAACCCACTGTTCAAGATGGTAGAGTAGCTATGCCTAATGCTGAAGGCTACATGACTGCGGAGGAATTTCACGAGCAGTACGGCGTTGATCCTACTCCGCTCGCTAAGCCTCCTACTGCAGAACGTGGCACACTTGCTCGCTATGGCGGTGATATAGCTGCTGGTGCGCTGTCTGCATACCCATCATGGGCCGGTGTACCTGAGACTATCTATGCAGGTGGTCAGGCGTTGTACAACTCGTTCGCTAATGACACAAAGTTCATGGACGAGTTCGGTAAGTCCATGCAAGTTGAAGGTGCACAGAAGAACATCACAGATCATCTCAACCTGAAAGCGCAGCAGATTGCACAAGCTAACCCTGACATGAGTGAAGATGAAGTCTACACAAAGTTGAAAGAGTATCAGGACAGCAAAGAGTTTGAAGACTTCTCACTCACGCAGTTGAAGGGTGGGATTGGTATAGCTGCCAAAGCACAGGACATATCACGTGGTGTAGTAGGCGACACGCGTACAGAGAAACAAAGAGATTGGACAGACAGCGCTGCAGAGATACTAGGTGCTTCACTAGTCGGTGGTCCTGCTGGCATACCTGCTAAGATCGGCACTGCTGCAGCTAAGAATGTAGTCACTCGTGCGCTACTTAATAACCCTGTTAGCAGGATGGGTATTAAAGCTGTTGAACTGACTACTCCTGTCACTATTCCTTATACTCCTATCAACGTCGCAGCTAACGCTGCCGTTGGTGTTGGTATAGATCAAGCTGTACGTGCTGCACAGGGTAAAGATACAGCGTTCACTCCTGCAGATGACGGCGCGGGCGTTGGTACATTAGTTACTAGCGCTGCTACTGTTGCTGGCATGGCTGCATTTGTAGCTGCTATGCGTGGTAGGCACACACAAGCGCTGCAAGCTAACACTGGCGATCTAGTGAAAGCGATGGAGAGCATGCCTTCCATCGACACACGCGTAGCTCCGCAGCCAAAGACAGGCGAAGCTATCATCACAGGTACGAATGAGCAACAGCTTACTGCTCCGTCTGCACTAGAGGATAAGAGTGCTCTTGTGAGTGGGTTCTCTAGGCTACGCAATCAATACATTGGGCAAGGCTCGTCGATGTTGCAGGAGTTGAATGTACATAGACCAGCAGAGCGGTTAGATAGTGAAGCGTTGTTTAGGTCTAGTACAGGTCCAGTGCTAGAAGACATTGTTCGGCAACAGACAGAGCTAGCTACGCACGACCTATTTGCAGCTATACAAAGTGCACCTCCTGCCAGTGCTCGTGCTGCTGAAGCTGGCATGATCTTCTCTACTGTCAAATCTCGCTACGATAGGATTGAAGATGCACTGGTTGATCGCATTGCTAGGATGAAGACTAAAGGTGACGAGTACAAGAATGCCGTCGCTGACTTGAAGCGCATACGCAATGACAAAGATGAGAGCGCACGTATAGCGTTGCCTGATATACCGCGTAGTCAAGTCGATGCATTTGCTATGGCCTACAGGAATAGCACTGATCCTGCTGTTGTGCGTATTAGAGATGCACACAAAGCATGGGCGGATACTGTCATCAAGAATGAGGTGCAGAGTGGCAGGATGAGCCAAGGCTATGCTAATGAGTTGCGTAGACTTGATGAGTTCTACACACCACTAATCTCTGATCCTCTCGGCGGTGTTACTGGATTGGAGCGTATACGTCGCAGTGTTGTACGTAGTGTTAAGCGAGCGCAAACTGAAGGCATTGAAGGTACTGGTAGTGCGCTGAGTAGGGAAAGTCCTATTCGTGAGTTAGCACTAGAGGTGCCTAAGGTCGATGCTAACTTGAAAGCAGAGACACGCATTACTGCAGCTAAGAACCCACGCTCAGCTATACTAGAGTATACGATCAACTCACATCGCGGCTTAGCACACCAAGATGCACGTAATCAGTTTATCAGGAAGTTCGCCACTAATCCTGATGGCAGTAAGTCAGACTTTCTCAAGAACGGCTACATGAGGGTTGAACCTAATCCACACACAGGTAGACACTGGACCGATGCTCCTGATGTACAGAAGAATGACAAGCTACGCGCACTGATGGACAGCCCACGCTATGTGCCTGAGTGGCAGAACGGGCGAATGCGTCTGTGGGAGTTCGGAGATAGTGAGCTAGCTCTAGCACTACGGCATGACCCTGTGAAGATGAGTGGGTTAATGCAGAATGCACAGAGTACTAGCAACTGGTTCAAGTACTTCACTACTGGCGCGGGCAATCCTGTCTTTGCCGTGAAGGGTGCGTTGTACAACATCATGATGCAGATGTTGTTCCGCCCTGCTGATCGTGCTTATGGTACACTTAGCTACAACATGCACAAGTTCTTACCTGCTCCGATTGCTAAGTACATCGGCGGCATGATCTTAGACCCCACTGTGCTAGTCACTGCGCCCTATCATGCACTTGCTAGTATAACTGAGTTCATGGTGTGGGCAGGTGCACGTAAGGTAGCTGACGCGTTGAAGGCACAGTTGCCATTCAATGCATTTAGACAGATGGTTGGTGAAGCTACATATCAAGCGATGGTCAAGAAGGCTGTACAGATCGCTGCATGGACAGAGAACTTCGCAACGCTGAAGATGATGCGCGGTGGTGCTACTCATGGCATTAGGTCTACGGACAATGTAGCACATGTGCGCGATGCCTACGCGATGATAGGCGAGATGATGCCTCAGACTATGCGCGGTGCTTATGCATTCTACAAAGGCTTCCTTGATGCTATCTATCTAGGCGGCTCGCGGCCATACTACACGCAGAACCACTATCTGCTGTCAAGGCAGTATGGAGGTGCTAACAAGATACCGAAGAATGAGATAGTACGACTGATGCATGAGACACGTACTGTCGGTGGTGATATGTCATTAGTGCCAGCCGCTAAGGGCGCACGTGATCTGGAAGCTGCGTTTCCTTATCTATCACAGACCAAGTTAGGAACGTATCACTTGCTGCGTAACATGTTTGGTCCTGAGACTGCACAGTATGTACTACCACGACTGGCGATGATGACGACTGCTATGGGTGCTGGCTTCTACTGGCGCACCTATTGGAATGAAGAAAGCCGCAAGCAGTTGTGGCAGCGTAGACCTGAGTATGATCGCTACAGGATTATAGATATACCTAGTCCGCAGTTGTTGTGGGCATGGGCCAATGGTGAGAACCCTGCATACAATCGCAAGCTCTACTACAGCATTACATTGCCACCTGACTTGATCGGTGTTGTAGCTGGCACTGTTGGCATGATGCAGCAGATGGGCATGATACCTGCTGATGCTACACCGAAGAAGATACTGCCTGATGTACCGAAGCTGTGGTTGGAGAGCTTGACACCTGCTATGCCACCACTACTGCAAGCAGCGCTTGGCATGGGTGGTATTAAGCTAGACCCACAAGGTGCTGATACTAGAGGCGGCAACATCTTCCGCACTGCTGGCAATGTGTTCCGCGCTGGT